CTGAAAGAGAACATCTCATTAATTGACAGCAGTAAAGCATGGGAGACAATTAAGACAACACCTTTCTATTCTTACAATTTTATTGGCGTTGACTCTGTTAATTACGGACCAATTGCAGACGAAGTGCCAGACGAGATGAGGGTCGCCACAGATCGTTCTGACGATGTTGGCACGATTCACACTTACGACAACGGGATGCTTCAGGCACGTCTTTACGTCGCACTGCAAACAGCCCTCACCCGCATCGAAACATTAGAAGCCGTCAACGCCTCCCTTGAGGCACGACTCACTGCACTCGAAGGAGGTACTAACTGATGGCTATTGATTTCCCAAGCAACAGGGATCAGCTGGTTCCACCACAGCCGGCTGGCCCTATTCAGGACGGCGATGTCTACATCTATCAGGGCATCACCTACACAGCGAAGATTCTTGGCACACCGCCAAATGATTCTGTTCAGTGGAACGCTGCAACATCAGCAGGTAACGAAGGTTATGTGCTGAAGGTTGGCGACACGATGACAGGTCAGCTGACACTGCCTGGTGGTGGCACCGGCAAGCAGGCAGCCACCGTTGATCAAGTCACTGCAGTTGATACGGCTTCTGTCGCTAAGGCTGGTGACACCATGACGGGTCAGCTCACGCTGCCTGGTGGTGGTACTGGCAACCAAGCGGCGACTGTTAATCAGGTCAATGCGGTGAGCACAGCTTCTGTTGCCAAGGCTGGCGACACGATGACGGGCAACCTGACGGTTCCCAGCCTGAACGGTGGGCCTCTTTCGGGGATGCGCAATGTTCTGATCAACTCTGACTTTCGTATCTGGCAGCGTGGCACAGTCGTCACTTCCAGCGAATTTGGACCTGATCGCTGGCGTGGTGCAGTTTCTGCTGCAATTTCTGAGTGGCGTCAGCGAGTAAACGGAAATGTCCCTGAATGCCCTTTAGCGGCAGAGGTAACAAGCCCTGGCGGAGCTAGTGATTTCGTCTTCCAACCAATTGAGCTACCTGCCACAGGGAATCCAGGTCCTTTTGCGATTGGCACGACTTGGACATTTTCTTTTTGGGCGAATGTTGACATGATTCCTAATTGGGACATGAGTCACTGCCTGCAATTTGCAGACGGCAGCACTGCAGCTACTAATCTGACTAATGCAGTTTCTGGTGGGAATGCTCCTCCAGTTGTTGTCGAGACAAGCGCTAGTGACCCCAACTGGAAGCGTTATGCAATCAAGAATCTCGTCATCGATACTGCACCCGCAGCGTCAAATACATTGCTTGCTGTCCGCTTAAAGCTACCAACCACTGCCGTAAGGCTTGGTCAGTGTCAGCTCGAACCAGGGCCTGTCGCCACTCCTCTAGAGATCCGCCCCATCGCCACTGAGTTGGCTCTCTGCCAGCGTTACTATCAAAAATTTGAAGTGGCATCAGTCTTGTTTGGAGGTTCAGTTGCTGATGGAACAGCGGTAGGAGGCAGTCATACCTATATGCCTTTTAACACTGCAATGCGAGCAATTCCAACAGCTCTTGGCAATGTTACTTTCACAAAAGAAAAGGGACCTGGCACCATAACTGGCGTTGCGTTTTGGCAAGCCGATCCACATGGATGCCGTTTCAATATAGGCGCAAATGCGGCAGGAATTTATGTAGTCAGGGTTACTCAACAGCCCTGGTTTGACGCCGAACTTTGATCTGGAGGACTAACCATGGCACTTAACTTTCCCGACCCCGCTACACAAACTCCAGTCAATACTTGGAGCCCCACCAGCACACCAAGTGCATCCACCAACGGTCTGACCTACCTGTGGGACGGAACGAAGTGGACGACACAGGCCACAGCACCAGAGCCCTACGGGGCATTTCAACCCAACAAGATGGTCGTCACTGCTGACTTCACTCTGCAGGCTGGCGACTCTGCCCTGTCAGCAGGGCCTATCACCATCAACAACGGAGTCACTGTGACTATTCCGAACAACCAGAACTGGGTGGTGCTCTGATGACAACGATCATTTCAGGCAACACACCATCAACGATCGGCAACGACACCACGATCAGTGGTGACATCACTGCCGATAACTTGCCAGCGAATGGGTCGATCGTTGGTTATCAGCAGGGGGTTTGGGCGCCCGTCTTTGATTCAACAACCGTTAGTGGTGGGGCGTTAGCGGGCACTCCCTACAGCGAAGTTAGTTGGAGGCGGATTGGGGATCTTGTTTCCCTGAACTACAGCTTCACTCTCGGTTCTGGAGTGCCTGGCAACTTGAACGTTAATGACACCTGGGCATTTACGGGACTTCCTTACAACGCCTCCTCCTTTGGGCAGTGCTTAAGTCAAGCCTGGACAACAGGCTCGTGGGATTCAGGCAACCGTTGGTTTATGAACGCTTTTATCACTAACAGCACTGGACTTATCAAGTGGGGGGGCTCGTTCGCAGGTAACACAGCGACAGTCCGGGCGAACAAGATCTGGAGATGCTCGCTTCAGTACACAACCGACGACACCACCTGGACCCCACAAAACGGAGCGACAGTCTCATGAGCAGCGAAGTAAAGCTTTCAGGAGATGCTGCTGGTCGCATCATCCTCCAAGGCAACGACACGATCACTACTGACCAGACATTCACCTTCCCTGATACAGGTGGGGAGGTTGTGACTACCCCAACTGGTGGCTCTGTTGTTGGTTTTCAGCAAGGCATTTGGACGCCAATACTTTCACAAGGCACTGCCAGTACTGTTGTATGCGCTTGGTCAAGAATCGGCAATACGGTGACACTTGCAGCAAACCTCAAGGGTTTCTCGGATACGAGCTCAGCAAACAACATCCAAATTACAGGGATCCCATATGCTAGGAACGGTCAGTTCGTCGTTGGTGCAATTAGGACAAGCCATTTGAATTATGGAGAAGGTAGTTCTCCCCATGTGGCTTTGAACACTAGTGACATTATCAGGGTTGGTGTATCCACACCGTCAATTGGTGGAACAGCTGCACCGGCTGCTGATTACGTGAATTACAGCAATTTCATTTCAGCTCAAGCATCTAACACACAGCTTGTGTTCAGCTTCACTTACTACACCGACGACACCACCTGGACTCCCATCAATGGAGCGACCGTCTCATGAGCCAACTTAAAACAAACAGCATCACGAACATCGGCAATACCGGTGATGCCAACATCGTCCTGGGTGATAGCGGTGACACTCAGGTTCAGTCGTTGAACTCGGGGCCTCTCAGTGGCTTTCGGAATCAGATAATCAACGGTGGAACGTACATCTGGCAAAGGGGGACTTCTGCTGGACCAGTGGCTGGCGGTGGCTACTCCGCTGATCACGTTTTCATTTCTGATGGCGTCACCTGGACCCGTGCACCTTCGGCATCGTTTGCTCCTGGGCTTGAGTTCGGACTGCGTTTCAGCGGTGGTGCTAACTGCTACGCAGCATTTCCTGTCGAGCTGCTGAGAGTTGGTTATCCCAATCAATTTGCCAACGGCACTCAATGGACGTTTAGCTATTACGCGGACAGGGGCACTGATCACTCACCGCGCGTTTACTTCTCTGATGGCCCTGTTCCAACTAATGCAGTAGACGTGTTCCCAACTGCAGCGCCCACGCCTTTAGGCGGCAACCGCTATTCCGTCACGTTTACGGTGGCTGCAACACCAGCTGCGTCTAACACCTGCCTAGTTGCTCGCGTGCTGAACACAACCGGAGCGCTACTTGAAATCACTGGTGCGCAACTCGAACCAGGTCCGGTTGCCACGCCCTTTGAACATCGCCCCATTGGCACTGAGCTGGCGTTGTGTCAGAGGTATTACACAAGAATTACCTCACGAAGAGTTGGATCTAACACTTACTACCAGCTACCAACAACCATGCGGGCTACTCCAACAGCTGGCTCTCAGTTTGGGTGGGATATTGTCCCTAGAGGAACTGACATCTACTCAATCAACACAGGAACAGCGCAGGATGGCTGGGTTGACTTTGACGCCGAACTTTGATCTGGAGGTAACTCCAATGTCCCTTCATTCTTGAATCAATGACCTACACCTACACCTGGGCCGACGCTGAACAAACCTCCCTCCGTCGTGAAGACCCCGACGGCAATGTTGCCTTCGTCCCCACCGATCCTGCCAACCGTGATTACGCAGAGTTCTGCAATTGCGGCGCAACAGCTGCTGATTACGTTGCCCCTCCTGCACCCAAAGCAGAGACGACAGAAGAGAAGGTCAACCACCTGCTGTCGGACTACGGTCTGACGCGCAGTGAATTGCTGACTGCATTAGAAGCCAAGCCTGCTGTGCAACAGGCAACTACAGCCAGCACTCAGCCTTTGGATTCAGGGTGGGAGCAGTTCAAAGACATGGATGTCCAAACGATGCTCGACTTCGCTCGCGCTCATGGCTTCATGGTTGACGACCGAATGCTCAATGACGCTGATGCGTTACGGCATTACCTGGCGGCCAGCCTGAATGCTCAAGCAATGAACACCTGAGGCTGATGGTTGAGTGGTGCGGGTTGATCATCGTTGCTTCAACCCGCTTACCTCGTTACCTAAGTTTTGAGAAACCGCCGGTCAATGTGAATGGCTTCCCCCAGTGGATTCAACCCGAAGCCATTCTTATTCAGGCTCCTGGCAGCAATCTTTCTCTGCCAGTTCGTGATCACTGGCTGGTCGGTATGGAGATGCGGCACCGTTTCTGCAGGTGAGTCGTTGCACCTGAAGGAACGATGCCCAGACATCGGCCAGCGTGTTGAGAACTTATTTGGCCTGAGCCTTGCAACAGTGCTGAGCTTGCTGACCAGCACTGAGCAGATCAAGGAATAGAGCGTCGCGGACCAGGCTTGCCGTACCAATCAGGCCAGCCAGAGTTCGATCTCTGCTTCACGCCTTCTTCTAAGTCCTGCTTCCACGGAAGTACCGGGATTGACGTACAGCCTGAGTGCATCTGGCACGTCGTTCCAACGCTTATCTCTGAGACATCCAGTGATGGTGTTGAACCCGGAAGCGCCGTAGAAATGAGCACCGCAATTGAAGCTGAAAGACAGCAGGCAACCTCTTTGGCCATCAGTCATTTCCTCCCAGTAGGGGATTGTTGATTCCTGCACGCCCCAGAAGTACTGGAGGTGATAGGTCAGCAGTTCTTCGCCACGCTTTTCAGTGATGTCTGGATCACCCCAGGCCACCTTCCTGCCGTCTTCGTAAAACGTGGCGCCATAGCCGATGGTTGCGACGCCCACCCCATCGTTGTAGACCGAGCTGCGGAACCCCTCGAACTCTTTGATCAGGTTGATTGCGTCCTGGGGGATGCCGCCGGTGTCGGGTGGTGGCGTCTCCCTGTATTTGACGATCCAGGAGGTGTCTTCTTCCAGCAGGGAGACAGGCATGGCCTTCCACAGGATCTCAAGCGCCTCGTCTTGGTGTGGCTGGCCTTTGTAGTAGCGGAAGAAGTTGGTGAAGCCATCAACAGTGAGGCGTCCCATCGGTGGTGTGCGGAAACTGCGCTCATTATGTTCTGCACATCTGCATGTGAGCGGTACTGGACTGGACAGAGATACTCAGAAAAGGAAATGTCCCCGAGCCACCGGGTAGGCCGGAGGTCATCAGGGACATTGAGGAAAATCCTTACGTGAAGGTCAAACGCAAGGCCAAAGCAAAGAAGAAGCGTTAACCCTCGAGTACGTCAACACAACCCAGCAGTGCATCGGTCTGCACGTGCAGGTAGCGCTTGACTGACTTCAGCGAAGACCAGCCGCCAAACGTCATGATCTGCGCTAGCGACACGTTCCCTTCTGCCAAACGCGTGGCACACGTGTGTCTGGTGCAGTGAATCGTCAGACGTGGGTCATCAATGCCCAGCAGTGCTTTGCCCTCGTTAAACCAGCGGTTAAATGCGTCGTATGGCACGTCAAACATCCGGCCGCGGCGGTCTTGATACTTGGCTGCAATCTGCTGTGCTCGCTTGGTTAGAGGCACGCTTCCCAGGTTGTTGGCCTTCCGGTCCTCAAACGTGACCCTATTCAGCGTTAGGTCAACGTCCCACGTCTTCAATTTCGCTACCTCCCCCCACCTAGCGCACGTGTCCAGCAGAAAACAGAAAATGTCTGCACCTTCCTCTCTGCCTGCGTACTGAGAGAAGTAATTGATAAAAGCGCGTTCCTCCTCACGACTAAAGACCCTGTCTTTCAGTGCTTTAGCGCCAAGCTTTTTTGGGAACCCAGGCAGGCCATGCAGCAACCTGTCATCGACAGCGTCGCCCATGATGCTGCGCACGATGCCCAGCTTTTTATTCACCGTTCCTGCGCGGTTACCGCTGGCAATGAAAAACTGCTGCATGGCCAGCAGCTCGTCTTTATCAATCGCTGATAGGCGTGTGTCACGTCCTAGGAAGTCCAGGACCTGCTGCAGGTAGGACTGAACTGCATCTTTGGATTTGATGTGTGCCCAGCGGTCAGCTAGCGACCGTTCGGCCGCGGCACCAAGTGTGATCGTTGAAAGCTGACCACTACTCACCGGTGCAGATGTCGCGGCCTGCAACAGCAGCTGATTCAACAGCTCAGCGCGTCGTGCCCTGGCTTCTGTCTTGGACTTACAGACAGCCGTCTTGCGACGGCCTTGATGAGTGACTGAGACCTCCCAGCCTCGCCTGGTTTGGCGTATGCCTTTGGTTTCCATGGTGGTGTGTGGTGTGTGGTCAGATGCCCTGCAGTTGCCGGGCTAGTGCTTTCCCTTTTGGGGTCAGGGTGATCAGGAACCGACGGCCCTCCGCGGGATCCCTGAAAACAGCCAGCAGGTCAAATCCTGGCTGGCCTTTGCGGTTCGTTTGGCCGAGGGCCATCACGGTCCGGCTCACTGCTGAATTGGTCAGGTCCAGTTCTTCCATCACTGTCTGAAAGGTGCATGGCCCTTTCCGGGCCACCACCAGAAATACCTGTGCGAAATGAAGCGGGAAGTGAGTCGGACTGAGAACAGCAAAAGGGGCAAGAGCCCGTGCCAGTTGATCGTGATCCATGACCCTGTCCTAGGCCTTTTAGATCCCTGATGGTAGGTAGAAAGATGACACCTCCCTAGGTCCTGCACTACAAGAACCGAAGTGGTGCCAGTTGAAGTGGGAAGGTCCATGGCCAGCAAGATGCGAGCGGTGTCTTGCATAGATCGTTACAAGTGGAGAGCAAAATAGCTGATGGCGGCCGCGGCTATCGAGCGCGTTCCTTATCCCCGGTTGCGATGGCACCAGTTACCGCTAGAAGGCTTTCGCCCAAAGGGCTGAGAAAGAACTGCATCCCGGCCTGATGCGGGTGTTTTCTGCTCATTACCAGTGGCGGGTAACCAGCCAAGACCTTGCTGTCTTGGTATCGGGGCGACCCCCTAAACATGTCCACACGGCGAAAGACGGTTCTTTCAGGGATGGCGCTGGCATCCACCAGGTCAGGCCTGTTATCGACCCCTGAACGAATCAGGGCCAGCAGTCTTAGGTCCTGAATGGTGAGATGGCCGAAGGCCTCTAGCAACGTCTCAGTCATGGCTTCCAAGGGTGAATCAGGGACTGATTCAGGTCGTGATAGAGCGGCCGGCTTCTTGGATGCAGTGGTGGGTGTTTCCAGCGGTGCCAGAACACCGCAGGCAAGCCCAACACCAGAAGAACGACCATCAACGGCCCGATCACAAGAGAAAAAAGCCCCGCGAGAAAGGGGCTCGCAAGGGCAAACAGAAACAGACAGGCAAGGCCCCTCACTTAGCGGCCCTCCGTTTGACAACAGGCTCATTCGCTTTGCTTTCAAGAATCAGCCTGAGCAACCGCACAACCTCCGTTAGGTCCTGTCTGATCAGCGCTAGGTCGCGTTCTGTGTTCGTGTTGTGCATTGTTTCCATGGTGTGCAGGGGTAGGGAATGGCTGAGCAATAGCCCAGCCCAGTAGGGCACCAACACAAAGCAGTGCCCAGGGTGAAACGGGTCTGTTCATCAGATCAGCCCCAGAATTGAAAGGATCTGATCAGCCATTGGCCGGATGCACTGGTACTGGGCAGTGGCTAGTCGGTCATGCAGTGAAACCTCACCGCAGATAAGACCCTCCGCCATTGCGTCGTCGTGATAGCTGGCTCGATTGCCGTTCTCTCCAATCCATGCCGCCAGCTCAGACGTCCAAACACTCGTTAATCGATCAGCGATAACTGAAGAAGCATCAAGCCATTCAGTTGAGGCGTCTTTGCTCATCTCGACGATGGCATCCACGATCCCAACAATTGTTTGATACCGCCAATCATTCGGCAGCTCATCGTCATGCAGTTCTCGAATGAACTCCTGGAGGCTGTCTCCAACCTGATCAGTGCAGGCCCAGAAACTGCTGCCGTTATCACGGTGCTTTTCTTCAAAGGCAGAACGCAGTGTCGCTGCAGTAACGAACCAGTCAATGGTTTTCATGGTCTTTGGTGGTGGTGTGTGTTGGCCATTGCTGGCCAGACCTGCTGACCCGATTCGATCGGGCACCATCACGGCTTCCAGCAGGCAGGCAGTCAGAGCCAGAGATAGTCACAATCACCCGGTGACTCATGACAGGCGCAAGCCCACAAAAACAGCACCCGTTCGCGGTTCTTTTCATGGTCTGCCAAGTCCTGATCTGTCCAGCACCCGTATTCCTTCAGGTGAGAACGGAATAACCAGGAAGGGCCATTGAAATCAAGCCGCTCAACCCAGTAGGCGACAGCTTCGTCAACAGGGCCAGCAGAAGAGCAATCAGCGATGCATTCACCAGGCAACTGCCTGTTTGATTGAGGGTGAACACGATCAACACCGTTGTGATCGTAAAAGCCAAACCAGCCACCCCAGTGCTTTGTGGCCTTGTCTTGTTTGGTGGTTTTCATTGTTTTCGGTGGTGGTGTGTGGTGTGTAGTGATCAGAAAGAAGGGATGCAGTCGACAGCACCGCTGCGCAGCCAGCTAACAACGCTTGCTGTGCTGTTGTTGCTGCACAGCCGTTTGACGTGATCGATCTGCTCTTGGCTCATTCGTGACCAGCCAACGTGGGCATCCCTGGCAAAGTTCAAACCCTTCACCGTCTCAGCTAGGAACAGATAGCGACTGAAGGCCTTGTAGAAGGTTGTCTGGTGTTCTGTTGTTTTCATTGTTTTTTTAATCCCTTTTTTTTTGAGATCTTGCGATTGAGCGAAGCGAAAGCGGAGGATCGATATCTCCCGAGGCCGTAGGCCTGGGTTCGGTTGTTCCCCCTGCGAGCGAAGCTCGGAGGATTCAGTAACCCAACCAACGAAGCAGCGTGGGTGCATGGTCGAGCACGTCAGACGACCAACCACGACGCTCAACGTCCTGGCACCAGTCGTTAACAGTGAAACCGTGTTCGTTCAGCAACTGACTCACGTCAGAAGCGTTCAGATAACCGTCAGCGGCATGGTTCAGCACTGACTCGGAATAACTACAGGTCATTGGTGGTTTCGGTGGTGTGTGTTTCACACAGTCGCTTCGCTATCGCTCAGGTCCTGTGTCCGGTGTTCGTCACCGGTGCACATGTCATAACACCCCGTTGACAGATCTGGCAACAAAAGCAAAGGGGCGGTCGCGTAACTCACACCCCCTCAGCGCTTCTCAGACCCTCTCAGACCCCCCTAGCAGGCCCTAGCAGGCCCCTGTCAGCCCCTGTCTGCCCACTGGTGAGGTCACGACAGGACAGGCCCCTTGCAGCCCCAATCAGGGCCATCAGTCCCTAAGTGCTTCTCCCAGCCATTGGCGTTCCAGTGGTGGCCTGGGTTCTGCCCTCCTGTCTGCCGATTGGATGCCCCCCTCCCCCCATCAGGACAGAAACAAGCACCCCCTGCCCCCGGCACTGGCCCTGCCCTGGGTAGTCCAGCCACCCCCGCAGGGGGGAGCCGCCGGCCCGCGGGGAGAAAAAGCCATCACGACGTGCGACCCCAAAAGTGGGTGGGACCACCTGTGCCCGATGTGGAGAGCCCGTGTGGGGACAGAGGTACCTGAAGATATCTAGAAGGAATTTGGGATTTGGTTCTGTGGTGGGAGGGGAGTTCTTGACCGAAATCCAAAGTTGACTTAGTTTTTCGCCTGTTCATCACCTGTGCACCACTAGAACTATGCTGACGGAAGAGTCGCCAGGGTTCCTGGGTTGGGGGATGGTTTTCATCCATGACGTGCAGAGGATCATGGAGTTGACTCGGACCCGAGAACTGCGTCTGCGGGATTCAGCTGTGTTCTTTGCCTTGATCTCCCAGGCGGATTGGAAGACAGGCCAGATCCATGTCACGCAAGCCGAGCTAGCTGCCATGACGGATCAGAAGGCAGCAGACATCTGCAGCACGATCTCACGCCTGACCAAGCATCACCTTGTCAGAAGGATCAAGGTTGATCGGGGGGCAGGGCATTACTACGCGATCAACCCGTACGTCGTTGGGTTTGGGAAGGAGCGAGAGCGCGGACACCTTTGGGCAAAATTTCAGGAGGCATGACCTGACCTAGTCCAACCACACACCACCACCACCACACACCAATGAGAAAGCGGATTAGCGAGTTGAACCGGTACGAGCTGCAGAACGTGTTCAAGCAGGAGGATTTGTTGTATCGACTGACTGATGGTCAGATGGCAGCGTTAGGGGACCGT